GAGCAATCACAATTTTATTATAAATTTATTTAAATTGTTATTATTGAATGGAATGAATTAGGCAATTAAACTATTGATCGTTTTTTATTGACTTTGTTTACAAAATGTCCAAAATGATTTTTCAGTTTATAAATGGGCATTAAAAATTCACAAAAAAATAAAAAAAATATATATTATTTTATTTTTTTATTTTATTACTATTTATGTTTAATATTTTATTTTATTTACATAAAAATATTTTTAGTAGCAAATCATTTTTTTTGCAAATTTAATTATTAAAATAAATTATTTTTATTTTAGTTTAAAAATAATTTTAATTATATATTATATTAATAATTAAAACATGAATCATAAAAAAAATACAAAATATTTTGATACTACAATATATAAAATATGTTGTAAAGATGAAAATATTAAAGATGTGTATGTTGGACATACTACAAATTTTTACGAAAGAAAACAAGCTCATGAATTATCTTGTAACAATGAAAATAATAAATTAAAAATTTATGAATTTATAAGACAAAATGGAGGTTGGAATAATTGGCAAATGATTGAATTAGCTAAATATTATTGCAAAAATAAAACAGAAGCAAGAATTAAAGAAAATGAATATTTTAATAAATTGAAACCAACATTAAATAGTTCTAGACCATATGCATATAGTGAAATTTTATATTGCGATTTTTGCGATCATCAATCAAAAACGCAAAAAGAGCATGATCATCACTTAGGAACAAAAATTCATCATATGGCGCTAATAATGAATGATTTGATAAAAGATCATCTTAAAACTAATTATGCTAAAAAAAATAAAAAAATTAAAACTGACAAAATGTTAATAGAAAATGATGGTAAAACTGAAATATTACCAATAGAAAATAATAATGAAACTGAAATATTACCAATAGAAAATGATGATAAAACTGAAACAATAAAAAATAATGATGAAATTGAAACAATAAAAAATAATAATGAAAGTGAAATATTACCAATAGTAAATGATGATAAAACTGAAATATTACCAATAGAAAATGATGATAAAACTGAAACAATAAAAAATAATGATGAAATTGAAACAATAAAAAATAATAATGAAAATAAAATTGAAACAATAAAAAATAATGATGAAACTAAAAAAATACCAATAAAAAATAATAAAAATGATGATGAAGAAACAGCATTTTATTGTAGATTATGTGAATATTCAACAAATAAAAAATCCAATTTTAACAGACATTTAACATCATTAAAACATAAAAATTTGGAAAAAAAATTTAAAAATAATTATTATTGTTGTAATTTTTGCAATGTTGATTTTGAAACAAAAAGTGGATTATGGAAACATATTAAAAATAAACATAGTTATATTTATATGTAATTTTAATAAAAAATATTTTAATAAATATATTTAAATATATATATTTTATTATATATATTAATTCAAATGATATTAAATGATGATGAATCAAAACAATATGAATGTTTACCATGTAATTATTTTACAGACAAAAAAACAAATTATGAAAGACATTTGATGTCTCATAAACATAAAAATAATGTTGAAGCAACACAAAAAACCTATGAATGTGAAATCTGTAAAAAAACATACAATAATTATAATTCATTGTGGAAACATAATAAAAATTACCATCCAAATTTAAATAATTTGCAAATAGATAATTCATGTGTTATAAACTTATTGAATAAATTGGTTGATACTACAAGAACATTAGCATTAAATAGAATAGAATCGTCAAATATCTCAAATAATAAGAGTCACAATACTAACAATAGTCATAATCGATTCAATATTAATTTTTATTTGAATAATACTTGCAAAAATGCAATGAATATTAACGAATTTAGCGATTCAATTAATGTTACAATGGATGATTTGGAACAAACAAGCAAACTAGGATTTGTTGATGGTATTTCTAGAATTATTATTAAAAATTTAAAAGAAATTGACGAATCTGATAGACCAATGCATTGTAGTGATTCAAAACGTGTTATTTTATATATTAAAAGTGATGATACATGGAGCAAAAATAATAATGATAAATTAGTTACACTTATTAAAAATGTTGCTGGAAAAAATATGAAACAAATATATGAGTGGCAAAAATTGAATCCAGATTATTCAGATCCTACATCAAATTGTAGTGATATTTATCAGAATATGTTGTTTCAAGTAATGTCAGGAGATAGTATTGAAGAATGTAATAGCAATATAGATAAAATTATAAAAAATATAGCGAAAGAAACAATGATATTAAAAAATTTTTTGTGAAAAAATAAAAAATAAAAAAATAAAAAATAAAAAATAAAAAATAAAAAATAAAAAATAAAATTATATATTAATTTTAATTTTACAATAATTTTAATTTTATAATAATTTTGAAAAATTACCAGAAGAATAGTGATACCATAAAAATGAAGTTAAACCAATAATCCAATCAATAAGAAGAGGAACAAATGCATTTTTTGAATTTGTAATTGCTAAATAGGAAAATGTAAAATATAAAATAGAATGGATAGGTCTAAGATTATTCCACCAAATTTTATCACCAAAAACTTCAGTACCAGTTTTTCTAGAATTTGTTAAATAAATATAAGAAAATCCAAATGCAGGAATAAGAAAAATATATCCCATAATTGGAAGTAATTTATTATCAAGATTTTTTGCTAAATAAACTAAAAATAAACGAATACCAAGACAACCAAATAAAAATAATAAAAATCTTTTTTGAATATTGTTTAACATTTATACAATTTTACATTATTATTTTTTGAATGGTATTAAATAAATTATTAAATTATAAAATAATTTAATATTTTTATATTTTATTTTATAATTTAATAAAATAAAATTATGAAAAATAATGACAAACAAAAAAATGATTTTTTTAATAAATATTTAATTGAAATTGAACCAATTATGATGATTCCAGGTATGATATATTTATTGCAATCTACATCTATTCCAAGTAAAAAAATTGAAATTATGTTTTCATCATGGAATAATTTTCCAAATAATGATGTAATAAATAAAGGTGTTTTTATGAATTATATGTTAAAAAAAGATAATTATAAAATTGAATATAAATTATTTTTTAAAAAAATAAAAAAAGGAGAGTTTAAAGGATTAAATAATTTTATTTTTTATAAAGATTATGATGATATGATAAATTTTTATTAAATTTATTTTTTAAATAATTCATGTTCTAAAATTATAGTTATTTATTGGTCTTAACATATCATTTATAAATCCTCCCAAACAAAATACTGATTAAAATTAATATTGATGATGTAATTTTTTTAGTTAAAAATTAATTTAAAAATTTCTAACTATATATTTTTCCAATAAAATCAATTCCTCCTCGGTAAATTGTAGCAGCTGAGAATGCATATGTAGAATTTATTACTACTTTAAATACTTTATATCCAATGGTTGAATTCACATTGAATGTTTGAATTGCGCCACTTGTAGTAGTAAGAATACCGTTGTAAATATAATTCCATGAAGAATCATCATTTGAACCTAACAAATAAAAATTTTTTATACTATGAGAATTTCCTGATCCTGCCATTTTAAATGTTTGTAATTTTAAATATGATGGCAAATATATTTTAATAAATTCACCAGATACACTAAATGATACACCATATGGATTAGATGTTGTGCCAGTATATAAGCCAGTACTATCATATTTTTCGATGCTTGGTGCAGTTTTCTCTAGCGTTTCACCCGATACACCAGTAATCATGTTATATGTACTGGAATATTGATTTTTAGTAGTAAGATTATTTGAAGCTATACGAGAAACATGAATATTTGATGCCCAATGTGTTCCTGTTATTTGCCAAGGTTTTCCATAACCAGGTGCATCTCCGTTATCAAAAAGATACATTGAATGAGTAATTGCATATTTTCCATTAAAAGGTGGAATAGAAGATCCAGTTAAATTATAAATTATAAACTATATCATTGAATGTTGTTTTGTTACCATTTGAGTTTGGATAAAATAATGAAGAATAGCTAAAATCATATTCTAAATTTGATTGATTTAAATTTTGTAAAGATATTTTATTCATTCCAGAAGGAATATTTGCAAATTGATTTAAACTCATGAGTGACATTTTTAATATAAAATATGATTATATTTTTTAAATAAATCAATACAATAAATTTTTAATTAAAAATTATATTTTTAATTTATAAAAATATAATTCATGGAACATAATTATTGTTTTTTATCTTATTTATCAAATGATAGAGATTATAAAGGTGCATTAATGTTAAATTATATGTTAAAAAAATATAATTCAAAATATAAATTAGCATGTATTTTATTAGAAAATGTATCAAAAAAAGTTGAAGACATATTACAAAAATCTGGAATTATAATACACAAATATCATCTTTTAAATAGTTTACAAAATTTGAATTTTAATAATGAATATATTGAATATTTAATAAATAAAAACTATTATGGAAAATTTTTAATTTATGATTTGATGATGTATAATAAAATAATATATTTAGATACTGATTTATTAATAGAAGAAAATATAGATTATTTATTTAATTATGAATGTTCTAACAATAAATGTTATATGACTTATGATTTGCAATATAATTATGAAACAAAAGATTTGGTACTTTTATCTGATTGTTTTAATTCTGGAGTAATTATTTTTGAACCAAATAATGAAATTTGTAATAAATTATATGATAAATTAAAAATGTTTGATGATATGAGAAATTTATTAAATACAGATCAAGATTTATTTAGAATATTAAATAATGAAAAAGTTATTGATGTTAATCATTTAAATTATATTTATAATTGTCCTGCAATAATTTCACATTATTTTATTAAAAATAATTTTATTGAAAATCCTGTTATAATACATTTTACATTATCTCCAAAACCATGGGATTTTATAGATTTTACAAATAATGTATCATCAAATAAAATTAATTCTGACACTGAAGTTTTTTTTATTAAATGGTGCAATTTATATAATGAAATGGTTATGAAAACATTAATTGATTCATATAATTTGAATATTTATGTTGAAGTAAATAATGTATATTTAAAAGAAAATGAAAGTCATTATAAACAAATAAATAATGAATGTAAATTTTAATTGATATAAATAATATATTTTTAATAATTAATATATATATTTAATAATTAATATATATATTTATGTTTGATTTAAAAAAATAAATTATATTAAATTTATAAAATAAAAATGTCTCAAATTCAACCAAAATCTGAAATAAATATATTACAATTGTACCATAATATTCCTCCAAAATATTTAATAAATTATAATTTAAAAGGAATTGTTGGTTCTTTTGTTTCTCATAAAGAAACTGATTTTAATTCATGGAGTAAATTTATTAATGACAATCCTTGCGATATTTTTCCTGATTTAAAAGATTTAAATGATAAAATTGAATTATATATTTTTAGAAAATATATTTTTATTTTTTATTATTTATACATTAAAGGTGGTTTATTTATAAATGATAACGTAATCATAAAAGATAATTTTAAAAAATTAGATTTAACAAATGAAATTATTGTTGTTGAATCTTGTATTAATACAGAAAATGCATTTATTGAATGTATTTATTCTCATAAAAAATCAAAATTTATTGAATTGATGCTTAACAAATTAATTTCAAAATATAAAGAAAATGTTCTTAAAACAGATTTAGAAATTTTATCATTTATTGGAACATCATTGATGGCATTTGCAAAAGTTACAAATGATTTAATGACACAATTAAATAACACAACTAGAAAAATAACAATTTGTAAAGAAGTTATAATTGATAATGTATCAATGATATATAATGAAAATCAAACAAATGTATATTTTGAGCATTATTTTAATTCAAAATGTAAAATATTTAAATTACCAGAATATCCAAATAAAATTATAAAAGATGTTGATGTCACAAATCCTAGTTCAATTAAAATAGGTGTAACATTAAATTTAGTTAATAGTATAAATGAAATGTTTTTTAATGGCATTAATCAAAATACATTTTATTTAGTTGAATTATTAATGAATATTGGATATGATGTTACACTTTATGTTGATAGTGAAAAATTAAATGTTGAAACTGAAAAAATATTGAAAGAATTATTATATGACGAAAGATTTAAATACAAATCATTTTCAACAATTTTATATGATGATTTAGACATATTAATACAATTAAGTTTTTCATTTTGGAGTGATGCAAAAATAATTAAATATTTAAAATATATGAATGTAAAATTAATTGGTTATTTTTGTGGAAATACTTATATAATTACCAGTGAAAAAATATTATATAATCAACATAAAACAAGAGATAACACAAGAGATTGTTTCACATTTGTTTTAGATGATGGAACTCCTGTTTTAGATGAAATATGGTCTATTCCACAAATGGTTAATACAAATTTATATTATTGGAAAACATTTTATAGAACAAATTGTATTGCAGTTCCTTTTGTTTGGTCAACAAAATCATTTTATTTTACAATGAAACAATTAGGTGTTACTGATGAAAAAGAATTAATGTATGTTAATAGAGGGGAAGATAAAAATATTGGAATTTTTGAACCAAATATTAGCATAATGAAATGGTGTTTACCATCTATAGTAATTTGTGAAAATGCATATAGAAAAGATAAAAAAATAAAACATCTTTATATAACAAATATTCCACAAAATGGAAGTAATGGTGTAAATGATTTTAATTTGACAACTTTCAATGATGCAATATCTAATTTAGATATGTTTAAAGATGGAATATGTAGTATTGAAAATAGATTCAACACAATTGATTTTATGAAAAAATATTGTGATATTGCTGTTTCTCATCAATGGGAAAATCCGTTGAATTATTTGTATTTTGATTTAGCATGGATGGGTTGGCCTTTAGTTCATAATGCACATTTATGTAGTGATGTAGGATATTTTTATGAAGGATTTAATTATGAACAAGGTGGTGAAGTTTTATCAGATGTAATTAAAAATCATGATAAAAATGCAAATGATTATTTGAATCGAAATCGTTTGGCAATTGATAAATATTTACCAACTAATGAAGATCTCAAAAGAAAATATTATGATTTAATTAGAAATATTTTAATAAATTAAATTTGTAATTAATATTTTAAATATTTTTTATTTATAATTATAATATAAATGTCTGGACCAACACAGAATTGTACACCTTTAACAGGACTTAAAATATATAATTATAATTGTAATTTAGCGCCAACAAATAGTTGTAGTTCTTCTTGTTCTATAAATTTGAATGAAAATGTGAATACATGTTTATCAGTTATAAATTTAACTGGAAGTGTTAGATTAGGTGTTAGTTTATCAAGTCAATTTTATACTAATTCAAATGCTAAAACAGCTCAATTAGAAACATCATTAATAACATTAACTGATAGAGTTGATGTTTTAACTGATGGAGTTAGTGATTTAACTGATAGAGTTAATGTTTTAAGTGTTTCAATAATATCAGAAACAAATAGAGCAAAAGCATCAGAAATTTCATATGTAACTAGTTTAAACACTACTTTATCAAATAAAATTGAATTTGATACAGGTATAGTATCAACTAATTTAATTCAATTATCAACATTAACATCAACTAGAATTAATAATTTATCGATATCAGATAGAACTTTGAGTGTTTCAATAATATCAGAAACAAATAGAGCAACTTCAACCGAAACTAGTTTAAATAATTCAATAATAACAGAAACAAATAGAGCAACTTCAACAGAAATTAAATTATCAGAAACAATAGTAACAAATAGACAAACTGCAAGTTTATCAAGTGCATCATTAAATAGTAGAATTACTGATGAAATTAATTCAATGAATAATAAAATAACAATATCGAATACCAGTATTACATCAAATGCAACTTATCTTGAACAAAAATCTGACTTAATTAATGAGAGTTTGCATGATGAAACGCAACGAGCAGTATCTGTTGAGCAAAGTTTAAATAATGAAATAAATTTAACAAAAGAAGAATTAGTTAAAGTATCTACAAGTGCAATTTCACGTATTACATCTTTATCTACAAGTACAATTTCACAAATTAATAATTTAATAACTGGAAATTCCACTACAATTGATGATTTATCAACATCAACAGCTAATTTATCTTCAAATACATTATTATCATTAGCAAGTGTATCTACAATTGCTTCAACATCAACAACAAGTTTATCTTCAAATGTATTATTGTCATTAGCAAGTGTATCTACAATTGCTTCAACATCAACAGCAAGTTTATCTTCAAATGTATTATTATCATTAGCAAGTGTATCTACAATTGCTTCAA